ATAGATAACAGTATTACAAGCGGTAAGAGTAAGACCAAAGCCCCCAGTAGTAGGATTAGCAACAAGGAAACGGCAACTGTCATCGTTTTGTATACGATGTACAGCATCTTTTCTATCTTCAACGCCAACTTCTCCATAAATACATACTGTAGATTCTTTTCCATATTTTTCAATTAGAAATTTTTTAATCTCATGAATATTATAAATATAATTTGCCCAGATAATTACCTTACCATCTGTCTCCTCTAAAATTTCTTCTAAAGCTTTTAACTTCTGGTTGTGTAGCTGCATTATCTCACCATCATCATTTTTGGTAAAACCATTACACACTTGGTGTAACTTAACAATTTCTGTCAATTTATTACTAAAAGATACTGTGCTATCTCCTATGATTGCTAGTGCATTTATTCTTAATTTGTCATAAATTTTCTTAGCATCACCGTCTAATTCAATACTTCTCTTTTGTCTTACCTTAGGTATAAGGTCTAAACACTCATCTTTTCTTACACGAGATGAAAATAATTTAAGTTTAGTTTCAAGTTCTTCTAAATTTTTGTAATATTTTGGTATGGATATCCATCTGTTAGAACCTACTGGAATATCAGCCATTTCTGCATACCTGTTTCTAAAGGTTAAATAACTACTGAAGCCTAAAAGTTCTGGATTTAAGAACTGACATTGTGTATATAGATCCAATGGAGATTTTGTTATTGGCGATCCTGTTAGTATACGCCTTATGGCGGATAGTGTTCGTAGCTTCAATATGTTTTTTGTTCTTTTTGCTGTTCTATTTTTTATGGTCGTTGATTCATCCAGCACTACCATATTTAATTTATTAGCTCGTAAATATTCAGCACAACCTTCAAGACCTCTTTTAGTTGATAGAGCTTCTATATTAATTAAAAATATTTTTAAATCTTTTGATTCGTTTAATTTATATAATTGTTTAGGTTTATCTAAATTCCATTTATAAGTTGTATATTTAATTACATCTGGAAGATGTATTTCTATTTCTGATTCCCAATTTGTATAAACTGTTTTTGGTGCAATTATTAAACATGCAGTAATTTTTCTTTGCATATACAACCATGCTATGTTATCAATGGTTACTTTAGTTTTACCTGTACCCATCTCCATAAAATATGCGTATTCTGTTTTATCAGCTGATTCTTTTAAAGCTAACCTTTGGTGCTCATAGGGCTGAGTCTTATAGGGGTATTTCCACATCAAAATCTTTTTATATTTTTTTGTTGCAATCGTCAAATAGATATTTATAAGGCGATAAGGAGGAATTATGGATATCGAAAAAATGTCTAATATCGACATTGACAAGGATAGTGTTAAATCTATCACTGAAAAATGTCACCAATTACAAGAAGTACGTTCCCAAATAGAACAAGAAGAAGAAAAAATTTCTTTACTCAAATCTAAAGCTAAAGATTTTGAGGAAAGGATAATACCTGAAATGATGCAAGAAGCAGGAGTATCTTTGCTTAAGTTACATGATGGTTCTACTGTAGAAGTAAAACCTTTTTATGCAGCTAAGATTCCTGAGTCTAGAGTTGAAGAGGCTTTCAGTTGGTTAAGAAGTAATGGTCATGAAGATCTAATAAAAAATACTATTACTACTGCATTCGACAAAGGCCAGGACAACCAAGTATCAGAACTCATAAGTGTTTGTGAGAAATTTGGATTCAACTATAATCAAAAACAAAAAGTTGAGCCAATGACCTTAAAAGCATTCGTAAGGGATCAAGTCGAAAATGGTAAGGAATTACCCTTCGACATGTTTGGAGTATATATAGCAAATAAGACTAAAATCACTAATAAGGAGAAATAGATGATAGAGAAAAACGGACAACGAAAAGACAACAATCAAGTGGCAGTTAAAAAGGAGGCACCTGTAGCAGCAATAAATATAGAAAATTTTGCTGATGAGGGGTTTGATAATGTAGATGCTAAAAGTGTTGCATTACCATTCTTAAAAGTTCTTGGACAATTGTCACCACAAGTAACACAAGGTGATAGTCAGTTCATAGAAGCTGCAAGACCGGGTATGATTTATAATACTGTAACCAATCAACTTTATGATGGTAAAAATGGTATTATTGTTATTCCTTGTTACTACAAGTTAGAGTACATCGAATGGAAGGATAGAGATCAAGGTGCAGTTGCACCAGTAAATGTCTATCCAGCTTCATCAGATATCATGTCTAAAACTACTAGAGATGATGGTGGTAAAGATAGACTCGAAAACGGTAACTATGTTGAGGAGACAGCATCTCACTATATTTTAATATGTGAGGAGGCTTCTCAATCTACTGCACTTGTAACCATGAAGTCCACTCAGAGAAAAAAATCAAAGAAGTGGAACTCAATGATGATGTCTTTAAGACAAAAAAGAGCTGATGGTAAAGGTTTCTTTAAACCTGCACCCTTCACGCAGCAATACAAAATGAGAACTGTTTTAGAAAAAAATCAGTTAGGCTCATGGTATGGCTGGGAAATAGAACATGTTGGCCAAGTGACCGACAATGTTATTCTTGAAGCAGCACACGGATTCTATGAGACGTGTAAAAAAGGATCTGTAAAAGTCAAACATGGTAACGAAGAGAGTTCAGAAAAAACTCCATTCTAATCTATGGACATACTTGACAACACCTTGGAAGAGTTTGTACAACTCTTCCAGGGCTCATCTACATATTTTGGTGCTTCTAAACCCCTAGGTCAGACTCGAGGTAAGGACGGTAAACAAGAATTCAAACACTGGGTTGAACCTAGACCAATGCTCAGAGAGGATTGGCTACAACATTTAAAAGGAGAAAAATACTATGGGTCTGTCCCTATCAGAGATAATAATACATGCAGTTGGGGGGTCATCGATGTTGATCGCTACAATATACAACATCAAGAAGTTATACGAATTATACGGAAAAGGAAGTACCCGCTCGTCCCGTTCCGATCAAAATCCAACGGACTCCATTTAATTTTATTTATCAAAGGTGTTGTTGCAGCATCTTCGATGAGAAAAAAATTAATTGAGATAGCATCTGATCTTGGTGTTAACGATACAACAACTGATATATATCCTGCACAGGATGAAGTTGATTTAACTCCTGAAGATTGGAATGCAAAAAGAAAAGGTAATTTTGTAAACCTCCCCTATCAAAAAGCACATTTGTCTACAAGAGTTGCTATGGATAATGATGGTAACTCAATCAAGATAGATAATTTATTTAAATTTGTAGAACAATACAGATTAACTCCTGCTGATTTTAACAAATTAAAGATTTTAGAAGATGACGAAACAAAAGATTACCCACCTTGTGTAGTTAATTTTATGAAAAATAAAGTACAAAAAGGTGAGGGTAGAAATGATGCAATGTTTAATGTTGCAGTATTAGCAAAAAAAATTAATCCAGATCCAGTGATGTACGAAGATTGGACTAGATCTATGATGACAAATGTTTGTTCAGAATCTTTACATCCAAAAGAATTGCAAAATATTTTTAAAGGTGTAGAAAATAAAGAATATGCGTACAAATGTAAAACGTCAATCGCTAGAATGCACTGCGTATCATCTACTTGCATTAAGCGTAAGTTTGGGATTGGAGCTAATGAAGCGTTACCCGAAGTCGGTAAATTAATTAAAGTTAATTCATATCCAGAACCTTATTGGATTTTACCTATTCAAGGTAAATCAATTAGACTATCAACAAAACAATTATATCAGCAGCAACTTTTGGGTGAGCAGCTACTTAACTATGACATAGTTTGGAGAACTTTAAAACCAAGCAAGAGAGATCCAGATCCTTATAGAGATTGGCTTGAAGAATTAGTAAGTAACAAACAAGACATGGAAGGGTTTGATGCAATTGAAGAAAAGATGGATGTATTTAATTCTAGAATGACAAGATTTTTAGAAGATGTTGAGGACACAACAGAATTTGATCAAATAGATAATGGTAACATTTGGAAAGATGAGGCCGAAATGAGATTTAAATTAGAAACATTTAGGCAATTTATTAAGAAAATGGGCTATAATTGGTCTGAAAAAGATTGCACAAAATTTTTAGAATCCGGTGGTGCTACACCTAAAAAGAAATTCCAGGGTATAAGTAGCAGACATTGGGTGGTAGAATTACCTAACCAAATAGAACACAAAAATAAAGATGTCAAATTCGTTAAAGCAAAAGCTTCATGGGAAGACAATTAAAATATTTGGTCCTCCTGGTACAGGTAAGACTGAAAATTTATTGAAACGAGTGCAGCGATATTTAAAACAAGGATACTCACCTGATGAGATCTGTTACATATCGTTCACCAACAAAGCAGTAGATGAATGTGTAGCTAGAGTTAGAAAAAGATTTAAAGAGTATGATGAAGATGATTTTAAATTTTTTAGAACCTTACATAGTTTAGCTAGACAACAATTCTCAGAGATTCCTGTATTAGATCCTAAAGTAGATATGCTTATGTTTCATACTCAGTACGGAACAATAAAAGTAAATTACAAAGAAGGCCATGATGATGCTAAAGTTTATAACAATTGGTCCTTACAAATATATGACAGGGCAAGAAACATGAAGGTAGATCCTGTTTGGTTATATAAACAACAGCCAAGAAAAGCTGTGAGGTTGCAGCAATTTAAATCTATTATTGCAGGGTATGAAGAATTTAAAACTATGGAGTTAGAGAACGGACAACGGACACCGGATAGATTGGATTTTACTGACATGGTACAAAAATTTATTGATGAGGGTTTGTCCATACCGTTTAAAGTATTGATGGTTGATGAAGCTCAAGACTTAACACCTTTACAATGGGATTTAGTTGTAAAATTAGCTAAGGCTGTACATAGAGTTTACATTGCAGGAGATGATGACCAAGCTATTTATGAATGGAATGGTGCAGATGTAGAACATTTTCAAACCTTTCCTGGTAGAAGTTTGGTGTTAAAAAAATCTGTAAGATTAAATAAGAATGTACATTTTTTTTCTAAGTGTATTTTAAATTCTATGGGTAACAATAGAGTACAAAAAGAATTTTATTCTAATGGTAAAGAGGGCTCTATACATAGATGGAATGGATTAAAGAAAGTACCTTGGGACATGGAAGGTAGTTGGATGGTGTTAGCAAGAATCAATGATGTTAAAAAAGAATTACAAACAGAAGCTCGTAACCTATCCTTATATTATCAAGATGTAAAAGGTAATAAATCATTTGAGCCGAATCAATTTGCTGCAATAGAAAATTGGAAGAAGATTTGTGAGGGTGGATCTATAACTAGAGAAGAAGCTACAGTCATGTATGAGTATTTATTAAACATAGACCACGGATACCGGTCATCTGAAAGTAAAAAATGGAGCTTTGCACATCCAAATCAAGTGTTTACTTTTGATGAATTACATTTAAGGTGTGGTATGCGAGATCAAAAAGAACCATGGGAACAAGCATTTAAAAGAAAATTTAAGGACAAAGATAAGCAGTATTTTAAAAAACTTATGAGAGAAGGTGTAGATTTATCACAACCACCAAAAATTATTATTGATACGATACATCAAGTTAAGGGCGGTGAGGCAGATAATGTTGTCTTGGCCAGTAAATGTAATTTTCCTTCACACTACGAAAAGAAAAATTTATCTGAAAAAATAAAAGAACTTAGAGTGTGGTATACAGGTGCTACAAGATCTAAAGGATCACTTCATTTATTAGGAACTTACCATCAATATAACTTCCCATTAGGAAAATATTTTAAACTTTATGAAGCAAATTATGCATAAGATTGAACCACTATTTTCAATACCATTGTATAGTGCAATGTTAGATAGAAATCTTACAGAACAAGAAAATGTTTTTGTGGCACAACAAACTGGAAATGTTGTAAAAAATCGTGGCGGCAATTACATGTCTTTTAATAATAACATATTAGAAAGTAAGGAGCTGGAAGAATTACATGGTTTTTTTCTTGAGCATATAAATAATTACTTTAATCAAATAGTAAACACTAACAATAAAATTACTCCATACATTACACAGTCTTGGTTAAACTATAATAATAAAAATACATTTCATCATGTGCATAGTCATCCTAACTCATACATCTCAGGAGTATTTTACATAGATAGTAATATTGATAATGACTCAATAGAGTTTATGATAGATGATCACGCAATAACATTTTCAGAGATTAAAGATTTTAATATGTATAATTCAACACATTGGACAATACCTGTAACTACAGGTAAGCTGCTATTGTTTCCTTCAAACTTAAGACATTGTGTTAAGAATCATACACAGGATTATCTTAGAATAAGTTTATCTTTTAATGTATTTGTAAAAGGCACGATCGGATCAAATTTAACGCAACTAAAAATAATGGAGGGGTAATGTTTAGAAAAGTAATACTAGATGCTTTAGAAGACAGATATACTGCACAGATATCAGAAGCTGAAGCGACTATAAAAATATATCTAGAAAAGCCTGTTGGAATAGGAGAACATCCGCAGCATATTGATGAAGTAGATAAGTTGATAGAAAAAATTGCTAACGCTGAAGAAAAGCTAGGAATATTGAAAGGGTTTGGACTATGAGTGATAAAGATATGTTTGATGATGCATTTCCGCAAGATAAGCAAATTGGGGGATCTCACTATAAATTTTTTGAGATTCAACCTTATGAATTTATATCAAAAAATAAACTTTCTTTCTTTCAAGGCAATGTCGTGAAATATGTTTGTAGATATTTATTTAAAAACAAAGTTGAAGACTTAGAAAAGATAATTCATTATTGTCAATTAGAAATAAAAAGAATGAAAGATGCTAAGAAAAAATGAAATGGATTATCTCTATTTCATTGATATTATTAATATTTAGTTTAATTGTTTTACTATTAATTTATTGGAATAACGAAGAAATATGGAAATAAAAAATTTGCCTAATTTTGGTATTTTAAGAGACACAATACCAAAAAAATTGTTTGATAAATTATTATCTGAAAGTGATTATGCCGAATTAAAGAATCCAGATTTAGTATCTGGTTGTACAGATAAAGGTGTTGCAAAGCACAAATATCTTGTAAATACAAAAGAAGAATTTTTTGAATACATTAAAACACTTTTTCTTGAATATGATAAAAATTTTCCCCAACTTAAAAATATAAGATTGCTAACAAAAGATCTTAATTTTAATCTTGATTACCCTTGGTTTAATTATCAAAGAAAAGGAGAATATGTCCCTAATCATATACACGATGGCCTTTTTAGTTATAGTTTGTGGTTAAAAATACCGATAGAATCTAAATTTGAGTTTTGTTACACAAATATAATAGGAAACATAGAGCAATATGCAATTAATTTAACAAAAGAAGATGAAGGTAAAATAATATTTTTTCCTGCAAAATTACCTCACACAGTGTATCCATTTTTTGATAGTGATGATGTAAGAATATCCATATCAGGAAATATATCTATAGATAGTAACGGAGTTATAAATGACACATCAACTTAATTTTATATATAACGATAGCGATTGGGTATGTCCCTCTGAATATCCAGATTTATCTCAAGCTAAAGAAATTGCAATCGACTTAGAGACTAAAGATCCAAACTTAAAAACAAAAGGATCTGGTTGGGCAACCTTTGATGGCCACATTGTAGGTTTTGCTGTTGCTGCATTTGATCAACAATGGTACTTTCCAATAGCTCATGATGCAGGTGGTAACATGGATCTCGCCATGACAACTGCTTGGATGCAAGATGTATTAAATACTCCAGCTACAAAAATATTTCATAATGCTAGTTACGATGTTGGATGGTTGTTAGTAAATGGTTTTAACATTAATGGTAAAATTATAGATACAATGATTGCTGCTGCATTAATTAATGAGAACAGATTTAGTTTTAGTCTTAATGCATGTGCAAAAGATTATTTAGGTGAAATTAAAAACGAAACATTTTTAAATGAGAAAGCTAAAGAATGGGGAATTGACCCCAAAGCTGACATGTGGAGGCTGCCTGCGGGCTATGTAGGCTTCTATGCAGAGCAAGATGCAGCACTTACCCTAAAGCTCTGGCAAAGATTCAAATCAGAAATTACTAAACAGAATTTACATGATGTTTGGGACATGGAAATGGAACTGTTGCCTATCTTAATTGATACTAGAAGAAGAGGTATAAGAGTTGATGAAGACAAGGCTCACAGTCTGAAATCAGAATTTAAGAAAAAAGAGAATGAAGTTTTATATAAAATTAAAAAAGAGACTACATTAGATGTAGATATATGGGCTGCAAGATCTGTAGCACAAGTGTTTGACAGAATAGGTGTTGACTACCCACGGACAGCGAAAACTGAAGAGCCTAGCTTTACCCAAAACTGGTTAGTAAATTGTGATAACCCGATAGCCCAACTAATAAGAGAAGCAAGAGAAATAAATAAATTCCATTCAACATTCATAGACTCCATTTTAAGATACACACATAAGGGCAGAATACATTCAGAAATTAATCAATTACGTTCTGACCAAGGTGGTACAGTTTCTGGACGATTATCATATTCAAACCCAAACCTCCAGCAAATTCCAGCAAGAAATAAAGAAATGGGAGATAAGATTAGAAGTTTGTTTTTACCTGAAGAAGGTAGACAATGGGGTAGTTTCGATTACTCACAACAAGAGCCTAGGTTAGTTGCACACTATGCTGCATCAGTAAATGAAAAGTTTACTGGTGCAGATGAATTCATTGAAGCTTATCAAAATGAGTCTGCTGACTTTCACCAAATAGTTGCAGATATGGCGGGTATATCTAGGACACACGCAAAAACAATTAACCTTGGGTTATTCTACGGTATGGGTAAAGCCAAATTAGCTAGGGAATTAGGTATAAATAAGGACGCTGCTGAAATATTGCTGCAAACTTATAACACCAGAGTGCCTTTTGTTAAGAAATTAGCTACTGAGGTGTCTAATAGTGCCTCAAAGTATGGCTTTATTCGGACTATAATGGGTCGTAAATGCCGATTTGACATGTGGGAGCCTGCTACCTTCGGAATGAACAAGGCAATGGATTACGAGGCTGCTAAAGCTCATTATGGAAATAACGTAAGAAGAGCATTTACTTATAAAGCATTGAATAGATTAATACAGGGATCTGCAGCAGATCAAACAAAACAAGCTATGATAGAATGTTTTAAAGCAGGATATAAACCTTTACTACAAATACATGATGAGTTATGTTTTTCAATTAATGAAGAGAAAGATATCAACGATGTCAAACAAATCATGGAGGGAGCAATCGAACATCTCAAGGTTCCTTCCAAAGTTGATATTGCACTCGGACGATCCTGGGGAGAAGCTAAAGAATAGTAGTCCCTGCACCAAGTGCAAGGACCTAAAAACTATTCCGATTTATCTTGGGAGTCAGACTCGGATTCCTTGTCCTTCTTGTTCTCCTCCTCCTTCTTTTTTTCGAGCTCGCGGATTTTTCTAAGCTCTTTATAATAGTTTGGGTGATACCACATTTTATTCTCCTTTTATTTTTATATACCTAATTATAACATGCCCGTTTTTTAGAAAATTTATTTTATTGAATAGTAGACGACTGCTTGTGTCAGGGGTTTTATTCTAGCTGCGACACTGAATGCTTTTTAACAATTTAATTCTACATTGAAAGAAATAATTATTTTAGGTTCATCATAGGTATTGGGAGGTGACTTATGTTTCCAATACGCAGGTATGG